CAGCATTGGGTGACGGTTAACCGCTTTGAGGCTGAAGGTATCCGGCATGATGCTGCCTTGATCCTGGAACAGGATCGTGTCAATGTGCTGATTGATCCATGTCACGAAGCATAGTGTTTGTACCCGTGCTATGCTGAATACATAACTGAATAGCCCACCTCAACTCCTTGCAAGCAAGGGACGGTGAATGTTAAGGGGGCACCACCCCTTGTGGCGGAACAGGAAGACGCGCTCGGCTCAAACCCGGGTTCCAGTAAGGAGTATGAGTTCGACTCTCATCAAGGGGACCACCACATGAAAGGAGAAACAACATGAAACTGCGACTGACTGACTACAACGGCAACACATACCTGGACACTGACGGGTCCTGTGACATTTGCATGTACACAGGTCTCCTCGACCATCCAGAGTTCCAGTTCACCGACAGTGACGGTGGTGTGCATGACATTAGCGGCTGGGAGTCTGAATGGGGGCATCTCAACATCAAGTACAACGTGAATGTGCCACTGTTCACTTACTGGCTGCACGACGCAGAGTTCAAGGAGCTGGATGATCTTGCGAAGGAGGCACGACTGCTTGGCCTAGGGGCGAATGAAACTGACCCTTGGGACACTGCCCTCGACGCTATCCTCTGGAGCGCAAGTGGCCAGAGCAGTGAGGAAGACCTCGACAAAGCCCTCTCGTGGGCGCTGGTTGATAAGACGGCCTGAGACAGCGCGCCTCTGATCTCAGGAACACGTACCAGGAGGGTTCGTCCTTCCAGGTACGGGCCTTGTGCGGGCTTACAACATGCACAGTGAGGGGGCTGTCGAGCATAAGACAGCCCCCTCACATTATTACCAACAAAGAGGAAGGAGAAAGAAATGCGACCTTACAGGCAGCATAGCGGCGACGCGGGGGCAGACTTGGAGGTGCCGATCCCATACATCATTTACCCTCATGAGACCATCTTGGTGAAGACAGGCTACACGCCGCAGATGTTCGACATCCCCCGGGATGCTGTCGGCCTTGTCTTTGCCCGCTCGTCGCTGCACAAGAAGGGCTTGATTCTCGCCAATGGTGTCGGTGTGATCGACTCCGGGTATGAGGGTGAGGTTCTTGTGCCGCTGCATAACCTGACCGACAGCCCTGTCGTTCTTGAAGAGCACGAGCGCATTGCGCAGATCGTGGTCCTGCGATTAGAAAACCTGTCTGAATTGTACGATGAGCCAGTCTTGTCCACGAGGAGGCGTGGTAAGGGCGGCTTTGGTTCGACTGGAAAGTGAGAAGAAGTTGAGCATTACTGTTTACTCTAAGCCTCGTTGCCCTCAGTGTGTGGCTACGTACCGCAAGCTGAATGGGCTGGGTGCCCCGCACGAGAGTGTGGACGTGTCTGAGGACCCTGAGGCTCTGTCGTTCATTCAGAGCCTCGGGTACAGTCAGGCCCCTGTCGTTGTTGTGAAGGATGGCAAGGGGGCTATCGTGAGACATTGGTCGGGGTTCCGCCCTGATTTGATCAAGAAGGAGGCTGGCAAGTGAGTAAGATCGAGAACCCTGTGAAGCTGGAAGCTGCACGTGCGCGGATGGCGAATGCGCGAGCGTCGCGAAAGAAGATGGATTACCCGGCTGATGTCGAGGCTCGTCTTGATGATTTTCGAGCGCTTGTGCTTGCGCAATTCATTGATGCGGGCCTGTCGGCGTTCAAGGATGGGCGCAAGGTTGGGGGACACTCGGATCGGTATTTCTACAATAAGCTGGTCCGTGGCAGTCTGAATATCAAGGACATGATCCTGTTGAATGATTACTTGCCTATCGACTGGACGCTTATTTTGAAGACGATGCGGCGTCCGAAGGATGTTCTGCGACCTGTCGATACTGAGCCTGCGCCTGTTGATGTCATGTTCGCTGATCCAGGTGATGATCCGTTTGCTGCTTTCTTTACTGATGTGGATGGTGTGTGATGGAGCCTAGTCTGCTTGAGTTTGCTAGGGGCATTGGTAGTATTGGGGCTTTTAAGGTCATTAGGCTGCTGGCTCGTGAGGGTTATCTAAGGCGGCGTGGTGGTATTAATGTGCCAACACCGAAGGCTGAAGGCCTGCTCGGCTTGCGTCGTTTGGTGACGCGTGGTGGTAAGCGCCCGAACTACCACTGGCAGACGTATGTGACTGAGGTGGGGGAGGAGTTCTTTGCTGATATGATTGAAACGGAACTGAGAGACTTCGGACACTGGGAGTTGAAGAGATGAATTGGCAAGACCTCGTTGCCGACACGAATATGTGGATTGACAACTTTGATGGGGGGCGGGCTGGTAACGCTCTTGATCGTGTTATTGTCCACCATAATGCTGGTAAGAAGATGAGCTTTAGTGGCGTGTATGGTGCATTCAGCTTAAATGGTACAAGTGCGCATTATGATGTGGACGTTGATGGCAATATTTGCCAGTATGTCCATGACTCCGACACGGCGTGGCATTGCCCGGGCGTGAACAAGAAGTCGATTGGTATTGAGCACGCGAACTCCACTGGGGCTGATGGCGGGTGGGATATTAGTGAGGAGACGCTGGATGCTGGTGCGCACCTCACTGCTGCCTTGTGTCGAGGTTACGGCTTGGGCCGTCCGCAGTGGCGAGTGAACGTCTTCCCTCATAGTGACTTCTACTCGACTGCTTGCCCGGCTTCTTTGCGTGATACGTATGCGAACGAGTACATCGATAAGGCGCAGCAGTACTACGACGACCTTGACCTTGAGCTGTTGAACAAGGAGGGCTGGGTGTCGCAGGATGGTGGCTGGTGGTATCGTCTTGATGGTGGCAACTTCGAGACTGGCTGGTTCCCCGTCGCCGGTTCGTGGTACTACGCCAATGAGAAGGGTTGGATTCAGGTTGGCTGGCAGCACATTGATGGCCACTGGTACTACCTGCACCCAGTTCATGATGGGCGTTATGGTGCTATGGAGACCGGTTGGGTGAAGGATGGCGAACACTGGTTCTACCTGAACTCGAAGGGTGAGATGCAGACCGGCTGGGTGCAGCTTAAGGGTAAGTGGTATTACCTGGAAGCTAATGGTGCTATGCGTACCGGGTGGCTGTCGTATCAGGGGGATGATTACTTCTTGACTGATACGGGTGCTATGGCTGTCGGCTTGTGCCAGACCCGTCTTGATGGTGGATGCTCGATCTTCGGTGAAGATGGCAAGCTTATCCATGGTCGGATGACGGTTGAGCAGGACGCTGACGGTATTGTGAGGCTTATCACGCAGCACTGAGTTGAGAATAGTGAGGGCCGGTAGTTACTATTGTGACTACCGGCCCCTTCCACTACCTATAAGGAGGAAAAAACAATGAAGAAGATCATCACAGCCGCCGCAGGTGTCGCCATGCTCGTAGCTGCACCTGTCGCCGCCTATGCAGCCAATGACACCATGACTGCTACAGTCACCTCGGCGCAGTCCATGAGCCGACAGACCAGCTCTGAGGTCAACGTGTCTGGCACATGGGAGACTGAGCGCCTTACTGTCGGCCAGTCGTTCACCGTCGCATCCGTTGACGGAGGGTTTAAGTGGAACGCCTCGTTTCCTTTCACCCTCGACGATGGGTCTCAGATCGGTGAGTGCACCGCCAACGAGGCGACACTCACCTGTAAGGTCACGACAATCCCTGACGCCTATGCCAACAAGAAGGATGTGAAAGGTACCTGGTGGGCGCGTGCACGCCTTCAGGATGCTGCTGTCGGCACGACAGAGGGAAAGATCAGCCTGAATGGTGAGGTTGTTCGTACCCTCGTATGGGGCGACAAGGACGCTACAGGCAAGTGCTCCAATGATTGCTCTGGACCGGCACATTACGAATATGCCTCGCCTGAGAACCTGAAGTTCGGATGGACGAACGCTAACGGCACTGTCGGCTGGGGCATTAAGTTCATTGTCGAGCCTGGCACGGAGTACACTGTTAAGGACTTTGATACTCGCCTGAACACCGACGTGAAGTGTACGGAGTCGCCGACCTGGGACCCCAAGACGACAGCGTTCATTACGGCCATTCCGGTGGATGCCAACACCATTAAGTTCACTGCTCCCGAAGGTGCAGAGGTGTGCATGGTCTACCCGCCTGAGCAGGTTCGTGTTCCTGATGGTCAGACCTCGGTGACGAACCATGCCGAGGTGAACGGTGTGAAGCTGGAAGCAACGGCGACTGTCAAGGCTAACGGTGGCGCTGATGGTGACGGTACTGCCATGACGAATCCGGAGCCTTCTCCGGTGCCGACCCCTGATGTGAGCGCGCCTTCCCCTGCCCCGGTTCCTTCACCGGAGCCGAAGCCGTCTGACAAGCCTCAGTATGATCCGACACCTGCTCCTGTTGAGACGACGCCGGTTCCTGTGCCGTCCGTGTCCCCGTCCGCTCCTGCGCCTGTCGAGAAGCCACAGGGCGCACAGGGTGGAACGCAGGGTAAGCTCGCTAAGACGGGCGCTACGCCTGCTGGCCTGATTGGTACGGGTATCCTCGTGGCGGGTGGTGTCGCGCTGGCTGTCGCACGCTACAAGCGCCGCTGAGAACTAAACAAAAAGCCCTGGATGCTACTCAAGTGTCCAGGGCTTTTTGCATGTCCAAGTTTTGTATAATGGTGTCAAGGAGGTTTAGAGATGAAGAATGAAGTTCTGACCACTGACCGTACGAAGTGGACAGTGCTCACCCCTGAGCGACGTAAGGCTCTCTACGGTCTGGTTGCTGCCATCGGCATGGTTGGTGTTGCCTACGGCGGGTGGACCGCTGAGAACTGGGAGCAGTGGACGGGCGTGGCCCAGCAGGTTCTCTCTGTTGTCGGCCTGATCATTGCTGTTGTTCATACGGGCGGCACCTATGTGGCGCCTGCCTATGGTGCGATTGACGACAGCAACTAACAAGACGTGGCCCTGTCGCTTAGGTGACGGGGCCACATAACTATTCACATTTACTTAAGGAGTTGAATAATGGCGCGCATTATTGGTAGCGTCAAGACGCCTGCAGGCGATCACGTCATGATCAGCGTGTACGTGACGCCTAAGCCTAACCCTGTCGGCTCGAACAATCCTGTATCTGATCTCCTGGTTGGTGGCTACGTTGTGCAGAACACGTTGCAGCCTGTGTCGATTGACCTTGAACCAGGCACATACGACGTGCGTATCACAGGCCCTGGTGGTGTCATCGTGGAGAAGGAGGTCGGCCTCGCGGTTGATCAGGAGGTGTCGCTGAGTGCCTTGGTGGGTAACACGCCTGTTGTGCCCTCACCCCCTGCTGCGCCCGTCATTAACGTCAACGTGACACGCCCCGAGATCCGTGTCGTCGCCTCAAAGGCTGAAGCCGAAGCCCTACCCGATGGCACGTACTATTTCCTCATCGACCAGGCCGCGTCCACGCCCACACTGATTGCCCACGCGGGTGGGCAGTACACCGGCGACACGGGCACCATTACTGTCGACGGCAAGGCCGGGGACACGGTGATCATCGGCGTCAACGTGAAGGCCCAGTCCGATCAGACGTTCACCTGGCCTGCAGGATGGACAGTGCTTGTCGAACCTTACTGGATTGGCACACAGCACTCTACGATTGCCTACGGCCCGTGGAGTGAGGCTATCGTCTTGAAGACTGCGAAGGCTGTCGAGGCAGGCTACGCGGCTGTGACCGTGCGTGGTGGCGGTGTGCCCGTGGCTGGTACTACGAAGGACCGGACAAAGGAGCCGACAGAGACTGTAACAGTCACGGCTCCGAAGATTGATGGCGCAACTGGCCTCAAGCTCGCGTACGCGTTCGAGCGTACGGCGTCTGAGGAGACTCGTAGCCAGATCACACTAAGCGAAGGCTGGGAGCTTGTGGACTTCGCGGCTCAGGAGGGTTCTAACTTCCAGACGGTGGCGGTTGCGCAGGGCAAGGGCGACACGGACGCTACGTTCACGTACCCGAACGCTCAGGCGACGAATGGTCTTGGTGTTCAGGTGGTGATCCCTGGTGCCTGATCTGTGGTTGCGTCGCGCTGGTGGTGACGTTCGTGGCACGATGTGGGTTCGCGATTCCGGTGGGGATAGGTGGGTGGCTGGCACCCGCAGGGTGTCGAAGCCTGCGCCTGCCCCTACTGGCTCTGTCATTGATCGTTTCCTGGCTTCTAAGCCTTTCTACGTGGCTCACAGGCTCGGTGGCACCGAGTACCCGGAGTTCACTCAAAAGGGCCTTACAGAGTCATTGAGGGCCGGTTTCAAGGCCTTGGAGCTGTCGGTGCGTCGTTGTTCAACCGGCGAGTTTGTTCTGATCCACGATTGGGTGACGACACGTACGGTGCCAGGCACGGAGTATCAGATCTGGAATACTCCGTGGTCAACTCTTGCGGGCTTGCAGCAGGCATCCGGCGGTTTCATGAGGCTCACTGACGTTGTCGATCAGGTTGGGTCAGACATTGTGCTAGCTATCGATCACAAGGTCACGTCTAGCAAGCCAACTGGTTCGCAAGGGGATATGGAATCTGAGAATGCGCTGTTCGACTACCTTGACACCATTCCAAATGCTAAAGATCGGGTATTGATCAAGCAGTTTGTGAATGGTGGTGTCGCTGATCGCGCGAAGGCGAAGGGGTACAAGAGTATGTGCATGATGTACCCGAATGAGGTTGCCGGTGCGGATCTGTCGCACTTCGATGTGCTCGGCATGGAATGGAATGCTGACCAGGGTGTGTGGGATATTCTCAAGGCGACTGGCAAGCCTTTGATTGCGCACATCATTACGACTCAGCAACAGGCTGATATAGCACTGTCGAAGGGTGCGACTGGCTTGATGGCGTCTGTACCCAGTGTCGTTCATCCGTGATCTTAAATGACCACCCCACATTAGTTAGTGGGGCGGTCATTTATACTATCAGTATGAGGAACATATTGAACAGTATGAAAGAGCCCCGTTCAGTAACAGCGGTTACGGTGGTGGTCTATTGCCTTATCTCCCTTACTGGCATGCAGTTTCTTTTGCGCATATGGAACCTGCCGTGTGTTGTTATTGTGGCGGGCGCGATCATGCTGGTGTCGGGGATTCTTGGTGCCCCTTCCGCGTGGAGGGGGAGCTGGTGGCTGGAAGGCCCAGCGGCGCTGTTGGCTGTTGCCGGTATGCTGCTTATTTCGATTGATGAGTTGCTGCTGCCAACGGCCCATGTCAGGTGGCCATTGCATAGTATTATCTCATCGGTAATTATCGGCCTGTTTTTCCTGGCTAGGGCTTTGTGGGTATGGCCTTACTCGTACCGCCCAGGCGTCTTGCCGAAGACGGAACTGGAAAAGGCCAAAGAGAAATACGCGAGGACCCGCAAGGAGTACTTGACGGCTATTGGTAACTAGGAGCGCTAGTGAGTACTACAATTATTGGGTTAGGGCTCTCTGGTAGTGGGTTTCTCCTTAAGGTTATCATTGACCTTTGTGTCGAACGCTACAAGAAGGCGCAAGAGATCAAGGAGGCACGAGAGGACCTTGAGGCAGAGCTGCGCACGCAAGCGTTCTTGTGGAAGGAACATGCTTATGCGGTGCGTGTCGCCGCTATTCAAGCCGGCGTGAAGATAGAAGACCTGCCTTCAGTACCTAAGGAGGATTAATGTCATTTCTTATTGGTGTGTTTGTCGGCTTGATTGTTGGCATAACTGGCATGTACGCGTACCTGGATCATAAGTTCCAGAAGACTATCGAGGGGGTTATTCGTGAGTTCAATGAGCGAATCTCGGACGCTTTTGACGAGTGATGACCCAGGAGTGAAGGGGCGGCGAGATGCCGCCTTGTCGTTGCTGAAGCGTGGCGCTGATCGTAACAAGATCATTGAGGCGACAGGCTTTACGTCGGACGAGCTGTTCATTATCGAGCAGGCGTATTACGACAGCCGACAGGAACTCTCACCCCGCAATATGCGCATCAAGCAGCTTGACCGTCTTGATGCGCTTGTTGACATGGCCTACTCGCAGATTGAGATGTTCGGTCTTGCTGATGATAAGGGCAATTGGGGTGCGAACATTCAGGGTCTTCTTGCGGTCTTGCGTGAAATCTCTGAGGTTGCCAACCTGAAGCGACAGACCGTGACACATGAGATTCGGGTGATCGAGGAGAAGCAGGTAGCAGTCATGCTGTCGTTCACCAACCAGGTGCTCGAAGAGTACACGGCACTTGTGTATCCTCATTTGTCCACTGAGGCGAAGCGCGCCCTGGAGACGAACAAGGCTGACTGGTTCTCTCAGGCTGTGAATAAGCCTGCGGCGTTGCTTGAAGCTACTGTCGAGATGGAGGGTGACTGATGCTACCTTTTGGTGCTGTCGCTAAGAAGTTTTCTGATGCCCAGCGTCTTGAAGTGTGGCGCAATAACCCTGCTAAGTGGGCTGAGGATCATGGCCTGTTCATGTGGTCGAAGCAGCGCGAGGTTTCACAGTCTGTTGTCGAACATCAAAAGACACTAGTTGTCACTGGCAATGGGGCGGGGAAAGATTTAACACTAGGTCAAAAACTCCCCACGCCTACGGGCTGGACGACTGTTGGAGATGTGAAGGTAGGGGAGTGCGTTCTTGATGAGCTAGGCAGGCCGACTAGGGTTACTGGCAAGTCGAGAATCTTCTACCATGATCTCGTAAAGGTCATCTTCAATGATGGTGCAGAGATTATTTGTTCGCCTAACCATGAATGGGTGACACTTAACTTCAACGAGGCTAAGCGAGCACGTAAGCGCATTGATGGTGACTGGCGTAATGGCTGGTCTTATGGTCGTACTCGTGAAACGCGAGAGATCATGTCGTCGCTGCGTCACGGCAAGCAGAATCAGGCTAACCACTATGTTCCGATCAATGCGCCCATTGTCGGACAAGAAGCCGATTTGCTGATTGACCCTTACGTCCTTGGTGTATGGCTTGGTGATGGTCATTCAGCTGCACCGTCGGTTACTCTTGGGCCGCGCAAGAAGCATATCCTCGATGAGTTCGCATCTCGGGGTGTGATGTTGAAGGAGTACAAGCACGCGCCTGAAAAGGCCGCTCCGTATGGGTTCTGCCAGAATAATCACAAGGCTAAGCTGCATGAGCTTGGCGTGCTGAACAACAAGCACATCCCACAAATGTATCTGCGTGCGTCCATCGAGCAGCGGATTGACCTTCTGCGCGGCCTTATGGACACTGATGGTTTCAATGCTAGCTCAAAGGCGACTACTTGTGTTGGTGTTGACTTCATGAACGAACAGTTGGCACTCGGTGTCGCTGAGCTGATTCGTTCCCTTGGTGTGCGCTGTTCTGTCTCCAAGGAGCGAACGTACCTGAATGGTGAAGATGTTGGCCCTCGCTGGCGTATGGTGTTTAACCCTACGTTCGACCCATTCACACCGGGTTCTGTGAAGAGTCTTGAGCGGCCAGAACAGGACGCTCAGTCTTCGCGCAAGACTGTTCGCACCATTGTCGATGTCGTGCCAGTGCCGACTGAGCCGACCCAGTGTATTGAGGTGGACTCGGAGAGTCACATGTACCTCGTTGGTGAGCACATGGTGCCGACCCATAACAGCCGACTGTCAGCAACCCTTGTTAACTGGTGGGTAGACACTCATCCTGTCGATGACACGACAGTCGTCACCACGGCAACAAACTGGAAACAGGTCCGCAACGTCCTATGGAAAGAAATACCCCGTGTCAAGGCTGTGGCTGGTATCCGGGGTAAGGTGAACGCCGACGCGACGTGGAAGATGGATGATCGACAGGACCCTATTGCTTTCGGCATGAAGCCAGACGATAAGGACGAGTCCGGCTTTCAGGGTGTCCACGACCAGTATGTCCTCGTCATCATGGACGAGGCGGGTGGCATCTCCAAGGAAATCTTCACCGCAGCCGACGCAATCACCACCAACAAGTACGCGCGCATTCTGGCCATTGCTAACCCGAATGACCCCTCATGCTATATGGCTGAGGTGTATAAGCGGGAGATGCGCCTGAAGCCAGAGGAACGCTCGTGGAACATCATCCAGTTCGGAGCATACGACACGCCTAACTTCACGGGCGAAGTCGTGCCTGTCGAAGTCGCGACTCGTCTTGTCCAGGTTGACTGGGTTGAGGCGCGTAAGAAGGAATGGGGCGAGGATGACCCCCGCTTTGTCGCACGTGTCCTTGGCGAGTTCCCTGACGTGTCTGACGACGGCCTGTTCAACATGGGGCGCGTCATGCAGTCCATGGAAGCCTACGACACCTCCGAGCCGGATGAGGGCATGCCGATCACGATTGGGGTCGATGTGGCCCGATACGGCTCCGACAGTTCCGTGATCGTGTCGAACCAGGGCGGCTACATCAGGATTCATGGCCGGTATCAGGGCTTGAACGGTCCTGAGCTTGCACGCAAGGTCGGCGAACTGGCCGTGGAGATGGGGGCTGTCGAGATTCGTATTGACGCTATTGGTGTCGGTGCATCAGTGCTCGACAGCATCTACAACTTCGTTCCGCCAACCATTTCCGTCGTCGGCATTCACGGTAACGCGAAGTCAGGTGATAGCACGAAGTGGTACAACTACCGTGCAGCCATGTACGACCAGTTTGCCAAGGCTGTCGCTGATGGAAGGGTGTATCTTCCTGACGACGACGAGCTGCATAACGAGATTGCATCGATCAAATATGAGTACCGTGGGTCCGCGCTGCTCATTGAGTCGAAAGAGAATATGCGTAAGCGTGGCATTAAGTCCCCTGACGTTCTTGATGCTGTTATTTATGCATACCAAAACATTGGCGCAATTATGGCGGGTGACTCCGAGGGACAATACTTTTCACCGGATGATTTGTTGGATGCCGATGACTTTACGGACTTCATGTTTGAGGATGAATTGGCTTACTTTATTGCGTGATAGGCTTAGTTTATGAAGTACGAGCAGAAACTTATCGAGGCTTTGGGGGCTTATTCTGAGTCCCTTGCCCGCCTTCGACAGGAGGACATCGGCTGGGTGTCGTTGTCTGCTGTTGAGGGTGCTGACTCGCTTATTACTCTTGATGTTATCCGGGATCATTCCGCACGCGCACGTCGCTTGGCTACACTGAATCCGATTGTCAAGCGTGGCCTTGTCGTCCGCAACGCCTACATGTGGTCCGACCCGGTTGTGTATAAGGGTGCGACAAGGCCTGCACGTAAGGTGATCGACGAGAACGCTAAGGCGTGCTTCAGTGTGCAGGCCCGTGTCCGTGATGAGCAGGCTTTCAACACGGATGGCTGTGTTATCTACCTTGTCGATAAGACGACGAAGACGGTCACGCCTATCCCCTTGATGCGTCTTGGTGGTGTTGCCACTGATGATGTGACGGGGGATGTCGTTGCGCTGCTCATTAATCCGGCGTCTACGGGGGACCCTCAGTGGTACATGCTGTGGGATCGCACGGGCGTGACGATTAATGCTGCGAACTACAAGGTGAATCGCCGCCTGACTGCTGTGTATGCGACGGTAAACCGGTTGAGTGCTGAGCATTATGGCAAGCCTGATCTGATGGGTGCGTTGAATTATGCTCAGGCTTATAAGGAGCATCTGGAAATTGCACGCATGATGCAGAAGTCCTTGTCGCGTCTGGCTTTCAAGGCGAAGTCCGTGAATGCCAAGCAGCAGCAGGCTGTGACGGCGCGCATGGCTGGCATGGGTGTCGGTGGCACTGCCTCGATTGGGGCTGGGCAGGACATTCAGGCGATTACGAAGGCTGGTGCTGGTGTCGATTTCTCTGCTGGCACGCCTCTTGCGGCTATGGTGTCGGCTGCTCTCGACATCCCCTTGTCGGTGTTGCTAACGGACGGGTCTGCTGGTGGACGACAGGGCGCTGAGACTGCTCTGGAAGACCCGACCTTCAAGGCGTTGGAGCTTCGTCGTCAGTTGCATATCGACATGCTTAATGAGGTTGCGCAGGCTCTTGGTATTAAGATCAATGTCGAGTACGGTTCGATCAATAATGACCAGACGCATCGTCGCATTCAATCTCTAACGCTCGCGTATCAGAATGGCGCGTTGCATCAGGTTGAAATGCGCTCCGGTGTATTGCAGTTGTTGAAGATTGCTGGCTCTTTGCCTTTGGAGGATTTGCCTGAGTTGCCTTCTGAAGATGAGGACTCGACATCGACAAAGAGTGACGACGAGACCAAGGACGGGCGTGCGACAGGTGTCGGCCCCCTGTCGGACGGAACAAACGACAACAGGAATAGGGGGACGGATGCTTAAACTGCATGAGTCTTTCTCACCGGAGGCTAGTTCTCTGGGTGATGGGAAGTATCGGATTCGCATTATCGTGCCGGGTCAGGGTTCGAGTGGTATTTACACTGCTGAGAACTTGGCTGAGTCTGCGCCTTTGTTCAAGGCTGGCACGGAGATGTTCATTGACCATCCGACAGAAAGCGAGGAGTGGGAGCGCCCGGAGCGTTCTATTCGTGACTATGCTGGTGTCTTCTTGGAGGATGCTACTGTCGGAGAAGATGGCGCACTCTATACGGTGTGCAAAGTCTTTTCGGGTGTGAATGAGCTAATCAAGGATAAGTGGGAGCATATTGGTGTTTCCATTAATGCCTGGTGTGCTGACCCCATTAGCGAGAATGGGATTGTTCCGCCTATTGCTGGTGTGCGTTCGGTTGACTTTGTGACTACTCCGGGTGCAGGTGGTGCTATTGTTGATCTGCTAGAATCTAATCGAAACGACAATTACGTTAAGGAGGCGGGCATGGACAAGGAGATCGAGTCCAAGTTCGATGAGCTGAAGGGCGAGATTGCTTCTGTTATTGAAGCTCTCGGTTCTAAGCTCGAAGCTGCTATGGCTACTATTCAGGAGGCCAAGGCAGAAGAGCCTACCGAAGAGGCATCTGTCGATGTTGATTCGGTTCTTGAGGCTGGCCGCAAGATTGCTGAGTCTGGTTTGCCGGAGGCTGCCATCGTGCGTGTTCGTGAGGCCGTGAAGGCTGGTGCGGATGTTGATTCCGCTTTGGAGTCTGAGCGTGCTTATCTGAAGGAGGCTGTGGCGGCTACTGCTACCCCGGTTGACGACAAGCCTGTTAACACTTTCAAGAAGATCGGTTGGTGATCACTGTGGCGGTTATGCCTATTAAGGTTCCGGTTGTCAAGGACAATCAGATTTTCGAGTACTCGGATACTCTTTCTCTGCCTGTCGATGCAACGCAGGCTCATCTTGAGCCTGGTGATGTCGTTGTTATTAACAAGGCGAACGGCATTGCTGGCATTCTTCAGTCGAAGGTTCGCCCGACGACTGCTGAGCCTGAGAAGACCCTCGGTGAGGTCTTGACTGCTCCGACCTATGGCCTGAACGGCCCCGGCTACGCCTCTGTGCGTGTCGCAGGCGGTGTGTTCGAGCTGACCGGCAAGGTCACTGCTGATGCCAAGGCCGGTGATCTTGTGTACGTGAAGGCTGCGACGGGTGCTGGCACCAAGCCTGTTGTGACGACCGTCAAGACGGGTGCGGATGTCATTATCGGCTGGCTGAAGGAGCCGGTGTCGTCCGCTTCTGTCGATCAGAAGATGCAGGTTGTCCTTGCGCCTGCAAAGACCGCCTGATAGGAGGCAATTAAAGTGCGTTTCAAGAACCAGGAAGACTTCAATACTCAGTTGGCTGAGGCTCTTGCGGGTGATCGCCTTGCGCAGGCTCGCCTGAAGGAAGCCATCACCTCTGACCAGCTCGCGCCCATGTTTGTCAAGGCTGCGAACGTGCGCTTCCAGGAGTACTTCGACTCCTACAACACCCTGTGGGGCAATATTGCGACGAAGGAGCTGCTGACGGATTTCCGTCCGGCTTCGCTGCTGTCGCTGAAGCCGGACTCCACGACGGTTCCCATCGACAATGGGGGCTACAAGCACCCTGTCGGCACGTTGCCTCATGTCCCTGAGCTGACGCCGTACCCCACCATGTCGTACCAGGCAGAGGGTGCGTTTATCACCACCAGCAAGCATGGTGCTCGTATCCAGTTCTCCTTCGAGTCGTTTATTAACGACGAGTGGAACGTGATTGCACGTTTCCCGAAGGATGCTGCGACGCTGGCCGCTCGCACGGAGGACCTGCTGGTCCTGCTTCAGATTTTCGATCCGGTCACGAAGTCTCTTCGTGCTGACGTGTTTAACGACGCCAACAAGACGAAGGCTGACTTCACGACCGTTCCGGACGAGTTCACTGGCGGCACGGGTGCTGGTGGTGTCGGTGGCGTGAAGAACGCGGCTCTGTCGTTCGACGCCATTGTGGCCGCACGCTACCAGGCTCTTGCGACCATCCGTGATGGCCACTCCACGTACGTGCCTGAAGGCTTCGTGCTGGTGACTTCTCCTGCACTGGCCGAGGTCGCCAAGTCCTACACCCTCATCAATGAGATTCGTACTCAGGTCGGTAAGCGTACTGAGATTAAGGCGAATCCGCTGAAGGGCCTGGAGGTGCTTTCCTCTGACCTCATCTCGGTCGTCGGTGGCGAGAAGGCATGGGTCCTGCTGCCTAAGGGTGGTCGTGCCAATGGCAAGACTGTCCTGGCCAAGACCGGGATGATGGGTCGCGAGGCTCCTGAGCTTCGCATCCATAACAAGACCGGCCAGATGCTCGGAGGCGGGGATGTGAACCCGTATGAGGGCAGCTTCGACAACGACGACATCGAGATTCGTATTCGTCAGATTGCCGGTGCGGGCCTTGTCCGTTATGATGGTGTTATTGGGTCTACAGGCCTGAACTCCTGACGGATTGATTGAACCCCCTATGGCTTTTGCTGTAGGGGGTTCAGTTATACTTAGATCATGATTGACTACACTTCTCCTATTGGCCAGGTAAGGGTTCTTATTCCTGACTTGCGTAAGCTGGAGGACTTGCGTGATCTTCGCAATGAGCCTCGCTATTTGTTTACGGATGACGAGATTCTCGCTTTCCTTGCTGTTAACAATGGGAATGTGAAGCGGGCCGCTGCTGATGCGTGCGACGCTATCGGCATGGATAAGGCATTGCAGCTTCTCGTCTTGAAGACTGATGATAAGCAGACGGATGGCGCTAAGCTGCTCGACGCCATTGTGAAGCGCGCGAAGACGTTGCGGGAGCAGGCAAAGGAAGATGATGAGAATAACCTGTCGTTTGATGTCATCCTGCCGTCGTACGAGCCTGTTGATTGGGTGGTGAATTTCTAGTGGCGCTGTCGATCAAACCTAATATCCATCCATTGTTTGTGACTCTTGCGCATTATCCTTTGGAGTTGCTGACAAACAGTAAGATCAGTGTGTATCGGACTCCTGATTCTGTCGAGCATGAGTGGGATCCTGAGCACGGATTGCATAATCAGGAGAACCTGCCTATCTGGGTTGGGTGGGCGAACGTAACGCCTAACGTTGACTGGCGTGCTCGTAACCGTGAGTGGGCTGGTGAAGTGACGGGCGTGCATGCGTACCGCATTCAGCTTCTGCATATCGACAAGAATGAGATTATGAGCAGGAGTCTGTGGGGTGATCCTGAAATGCGTGTGTCGTTTGCAGAGGGTATGCGTGTGGTGATTAATGAGTCTCCTGCTGACCCTAGGCAGAATGGGTTGAAGCTGGTTGTCCGTAACGCTGTGTTCGACACGCTGCCATGGCAGCCGACGCTGCTGTGTGACTTTGAGACGGGGGATACTAATGGCCAGAACTAAGAAGGTTGTCCGCTTTGATGGGCGTGTCGCTGGCATTAAGGTCACTGTCGAGTCTGACCGGTATGGTGTCGCCGCTCGTGCGAAGAAGAAGATTATTGACGCCGCGTGGAAGCGTGTGAATGAGGCTGCTCAGGCTGCTGCTGTCGCTTCCACTGAGTATGGCCGAGCGTTGATTGATACGGATCCTCGGCGTGTCGATACAGGCTATATGCGCGACACGTTCAGTGTCGATGCATCTAAGGGTGGGAAGGTCGTGGAGATCGGTTGGCATAAGTGGGCGCGCGAGAAACCCTACTACTCATGGCAGGAGAATGGTACTCAGGGTAATAGGACGACAGGGTACTTGCGATCTGGTTTGCGTGCCAAGTCGAAGAAGTCTGCGGGTAAGGGCATTACTCCGGCGAAGTACTTGCCTCGCGTGACGAAGGTCTTCCGTGAAGAGTTTTATGGGAGGTTGAAGTGAGGGATCGTACGCTTGAGTTCGACACGGCCTGTCTTGATCTGTTGCGCTCTATTCGCGATATTGAGGTCTTTGATTCTTTTGCTCGTGATGTGAAGAAGCCTTTGTATGTTGTGTACCACGGTGGGGCGGAAATTAACCGCTACTTGAACTCGTATCTGTCGATGGCAGGACACACTCAGGATGTGTATGAGCATCCTTTTTATGTGGATGTTTATGCTGAGAATAAGGAAATGCTCAACCGGCTGGTGTCGGTTGTGAAGGAAAAGCTCATTGGTGCTGTGTTGATTGACGGGTCGAATGAGGTGAACATTGCGGCTTCTGTCGGTTCGACGGCGGATCATGATTCGACATTGCGGCCTACTGTTTATCAGCGTCATATGAGTTTCTACGTGAACCTAGATAGGGGGGATTGATATGCGAGTACGGAATATCCACACGGGTATTGTGTGCGAAAAGTCTAAGGACATGCTGTCGGTGTTGCCCGATATGTATGAGCCTGTTGATGACGATACGCCCATGACACAGCCTAAGTGCTGTGGTGCGGATGATATCATTGATATTGGCAATACGACGGATCAGGAGGACTGATTATGCCCAAGATGCTTTCTCCGAATACCACTGTTTGGTGGATTTCGGCTGACAGTGTTACCAACGTGGGTGACCTTTTTAAGGTTGCCACTTACACAGGTGCCTCGGCTAAGGCCGTGGACATTTCGTGTGCTATTGCGGCTGGCATGACGCTGGGTGCGACCGACTCGGACACGGATGACAGCCGTTCGATCTGTGACTCCGGAAACGCGAAGACCCCTACGGTGTCGAACTATGAAGCGTCGCTGACGTTCTTCCGTGAGGCGATTGCATCCGGCCAGAAGGCAGCGGGCAACACCTCGGTGTACGACAAGGCGTTCCAGCTTTTCAAGCGGGGCGTCCTTGATGGCCTGAACGAGGGCTACCTTGTTCAGCGTATTGGCTTCCGACAGGGTACCCCTGTCGAGGCTGGTATGGAGATCAGCGTGTTCAAGGTTGTCGCAGACAACCCGAAGGATGAACTAGGTGACGGCGATAAGCCTATCCAGTTCACTGTGCCATTCCTGCCTCAGGGCTACATGGAACTGAATAAGGCCATCGCGGCCTGATAGAATACCCCCGTACCTCCGAGGTGCGGGGGTATTCTCATATCTGATTGGAGTGGACATCATGCCTTTTGAACTGTCTAAGATCATCTCTTCTATCAAGCCCACTGTGAAGGCCATCGACGTACCCTTGAACACTGAGGATGCTGAAAAGCTAGTGGAGCTGACGGAGATTGCAAAGGCTGCACAACTGCAAGAAGCACCCTATTCTCGGTCGATTACTGACACCACACCCGGTGTCGAATTGGCCGAGAAGATTGAGGAGCTGCATAAGCAGACGATCACTCTTCGTCTTCGTGCGCTGTCGAACAAGGAGCTACAGGTCCTCAAGCGCCGCGTGTGGACGGATCCTGTCTTTTCAACGAAGAACAAGAATGCTGATGAGAAGACAGTTATTGATGTCGAGCGCGAGGATCGACTGATGGAGTACATCATTGCTCACGCCTGTGTCGAAGTCATTGACAACTCGACTGGTGAGTCTCAGAAAGGTCTGTCGGACGAAGAGGCTGCTGAGCTTCGTGGCGCGCTTCCTGAGTTCTTGTGGCAGCAGATTTGCACCACGTGGAATGACGCTCAGACGCTGGGTGTCATGGTGTCGGAGGCGATCAGTGACCCCACGTTTCGTGGGGACGGAACTGTCGAAGCAGGAGAATCAGTGGATGCTCTTGCTTCTGAAGACCGCGAGGGCTGAAGGTAAGCCGCCAACACTGTTTATTGGTGCACATGGTATGTTTGCTCGCACCTTGCCTGTGTGGTTTGGCGACGACAAGGACTACGAGTCGGTCCCTCAAACTGAATACACGCCGCTTGATTTGGCTTTGTGTGCAGGCTATCAGTATTACCTCGACAGCCTGTGTAACAAATGTGGAACACCCTTGTGGTATGGGCGCAGTGAGCACTCATCCATTGAGTTCCATGTTGGGCATTCGACGTGCTATTCGTGTGCTGAGCTTGAGACGTATCGGGAGAAGCAGCGGGATTCAAGGCCCGGTGAAAGCACCTACACAGTGATGGATACTGTCGAGTATTCTGATGGCACAAAGGAACCAATGCCTTCTCCTTTGGAGGCATTGGAGTTCGTTAAGTGAGAATTGTCCCTGGTATCATTGAAGTGGTACCAGGGACAATTCTATGTAGAGGATTAAGACATGAGTGACGAGTCGATCAAGATTGACATTGATGTCAATTCTGCAGGGGCTGAAAAGGCTGCACGGGATATTAGTGCTCTGGAAAAGCAGATCGGCTCTTTGCAGTCTGCTGTTGCTGCATTGAAGGCCCCGTCCGGTCGTGGTGGCTCTGTCCTTGATTCGCTGCAGCTTAATAGTGCCAAGGTCAAGAACATGCGTGAGACGGCGACAGCGTTGAAGTCTGTTGCTGATGGCCTGTCGTCTGTGTCGCGTGCCGGGGACGGCATGACGAAGGTTGACTTGGCGGCGGGTGTTGATAAGGCTGTATCCGCGTACCGTAGGTTTGTGCGCGAAATGCAGGCCAGCAATAAGCTGACGAATGATCACATTCAAAAGCTGAAGGATACTGCTGCTGCGATGCGTGATGTCGCATCAGCGACTAATGCGATGGCTGCTGCTGAGGATAAGGCGAAGCGTGCGCAGGCCGCGTTGAACCAGTCGCAGGCTCGTAAGACGGAGGCTCAGGCTGAGAAGCTGCGCGCTCAGGCGAGTGTGAAGCGTGAAGATAACGCTATCCCATTGCAGCGACAGAAGGGCCGGGACGACCGTAACTTGGTGAAGGCGAAGGGCAATGAGGCTGCTCGTCTTGCCGAAATCCAGGCTGCGTCACAGTTGCAGCAGGCCGAGCTGAAGCTTGCTGGCGTGACTGCTAGCGCTGAGGCGAAGCGTGAGGCTGCTGCTGTCGCTGCGTCTGCGCGTATTGCTGCTGCTCGTGAGGCTGAAGCTGGTCGTACGCAGCGTGCCATTATTAAGGAGCAGGGTTCTGGCGAGCGCCAGGCAATGCGCATTAATGCATCTGCAGCGAAGGCCCAGTTGCGTGCGAACGAGCAGGCTATTGAGAACGTTCGTTATGCTGCTCGCGACACGGCGGTGTATTACGGGGCTATTACTGCTGGCCTTGGCACGCTGGTGTCGGCTGCTGTGCAGGCTGGTATTGCTCAGGAGCGTGCGTTCGCTGACGTGAAGCGCACGGCCCAGGGTACTACTAATGATTTGAATGAGTTGCGTAAGGCATACACGGATTTGTCTACGCAGAAGGTTGTGACCCCATTTGCTGATCTTGCGAAGATTGGCACGCTCGGCGCGCAGATGAACATTCCGACGAAGGACCTGAAGGACTTTACGACGGCTGTCGCTGAGTTTTCGACAGTGACGGAGATGGATGTCGAGGCTGCAACGACAGCATTTGGTCGTTTCGGCCAGATGATGGGCGGCTTGCAGGAGTCCTCTAAGGGTGCGGGGGACGGCTACAAGATTCTCGCGAACCAGGTTGCGGACCTTGGTGCGAAGTCTGTTGCGACGGAGCCTGAGATTGCCAACATGATGGTGAGTATCGCTGCCCAGGGCAAGAGTGCGGGCTTTACTCAGAACCAGATTTTGGCCCTGTCGTCTACGTTGTCGTCGCTTGCTATTCCGAAGGAGTGGGCGCGCGGCTCGTTGCAGCGCATCTTCAACTCGATCAACGCGGCGGCTGCTGAGGGCGGCGACGCCATGCACACGTATGCGCGGGCTGTCGGCGTGACGGATGCCGAGTTCCAGAAGCTGTGGCGTGATGACCCGAATAAGGTGTTCCAGGGCATCTTGCAGAACCTTGCGGGCATCGGCGACAAGGTGCAGAAGGCTCAGGCTATTAAGGATTTGGGCTTTAAGAACGTGCGTGACGTGGAGCTGCTGTCGCGTATGTCGAACAGTGTTGGTTTGTACGTGGAGCAGTTGGAGGAGGCTGAGCGAGCGTCGAAGAATACGTCGTTCATTGATGATTCGATGTCGATCATCACCGATACTATGTCGGCGAAGTTGCAGCAGTTCCAGAACGCCCTGCAGAATGCCGGCGCGGCCATGAACTCTAGCTTCATGGTGCCGATGAAGACTGTTGTCACGGTGGCGACGATGGCTGTGAATGCTTTTGCGAAGCTGCCCGCTCCTATTCAGGCGTTCGTTGGTGCTTTGACTGCTGTGGGTATTGCTCGCGTGGGTATGGTGGCGACGAAGGCAGCGCTGGTGTCGATGTCTGCGACGTACATGCAGATGGGGTCTCGCGTGATGCAGGCGACGGGTCAGCAAACGTTGTCGTGGGGCGTGGTGTGGCAGGCCGTGAAGCAGGCTCAGGCCGGTGTCGTTGCGTACGATGGGTCGCTTGCTTCTAATGTGGGTACTGCTAATGCTGCGGCTGCCGCAAATCAGCGTCTTGCGGCGTCGGACTCGGCGGTGGCTATCGCTGCTGGTAAGGCAGCTGCTGCAAAAGAGGCTCAGGCTGCAGCGTCGGCTGTTTCGACGGGTGCTCAGGTGGCTGCTGGTGCTGGCCAGGCTGTCGGTGCTTTGTCGAAGCTGTCTGCTGTTGGCTCTGGCTTGATGGCTATGTTTGGTGGGCCTTGGGGTTTGGCTATTACGGGCGCGATTACTGCTGCTTCGGTTGCTGCGACGTACCTTGGTGACTCGTTTACGGGGGCGTCGGAGAAGGCTGAGAATATGAAGGCCGCTGTCGGTGGCTCGTCGGCGATTCTGAAGGCTTTGGCTGAGGATACGAAGGAAGTCGGCTCTGGTGCTCAGACTTCTTTCGCTGAGTTGAACGCTACGATCCAGCAGAACGGCCAGACTCTCACTTCGAATGGTGAGGCACTTGGTTACTACGTGGATAAGTCCGGCCAGGTTGTTCAGACGACACATGCTCAGGCTGAGGCGTTCGGCTATTCGACGCTGAAGATCGGTGAGCACACGCAGGCGCTGATTTCTGACGCTATTCAGGGTTCTGATTCGTTTAAGAACATGTCGAAGGATGTCAAGCAGGCGCTTGTTGACATGGGCTTCTCTTACGCGCAGTATATTAAGTTGGCAACTACGTCGGAGGCTGAGGGCGGCGGTAAAGCCGCTGCTGACGCGTACGTGGATGGGTACATTGCCCAGCTTGAGACTCGCAAGAATGAGCTGATTGCTAAGCTCGATCCTGAGTCTCCCTCCTACGCGACTAAGCGTGCGGATATTGCTTCGCAGTTTGAGGGGCAGATTAGTGCTCTGAATGAGGTGAAGAGCCAGACTGAGGGTGTCGGTGGCGCTATGCGTGATGCCTTGAACGACGCTCAGCTCTTTGGCCAGGAGATGTCTGAGGCTGGCGACAGCTCTGAGGAGGCGTCGTTCAAGATCGGCGACGCTAAGAACGAGTTCAAGGATCTTGGTGAGGTTCTGCGCTCGGTGCTTGATGAGATGTTTTCTTCGACGGATGCAGCGGCGGCTCTCGACAGTGCGTTGCAGCAGGTGTATGAGTCGATGCAGCAGAATGGCACGTCGATGGACCCGAACTCTGCTGAGGGTCAGGCGAATATTGCCGCTATTGAGGATTACTTCCAGGCTATGGGGAACGCTGCTGCGGCTGGTATCGAGGAAATGGGCCTAACTGGTGAGGAGGCGTACCAGTATGCTCAGCAGTCGATTCAGGACACGATTGACTACCTGTCGGCCCAGGGGTTCGACATGAGCGCGTTCGAGGCTCAGCGTGACACGATGGCGGCGATTATTGCCCAGCCGTATCAGTCGGGTGAGGTGGATCATTCAGTCACGGATGCGTCGTTGAATGAAATGGTTGGTAATGCGGCGAACGCGGTGAGCCAGGCTCAGGGTTTCTTGGGTAAGGTCCAGGCTATTTGGCAGTCCATCCAGGGCTACATGTCACAGATTGGTGGCACGAAGTCTCTGTCTGGTAAGGGGTCGTTTACTCTTGGCCAGAAGTCGAAGGTTCGTCTGCCTACGTTTGCTAACCGGAATGCTGGTAAGAGCGCATTCAGTGCTGCGAATTTCCGTGCGAAGCCTCAGCGTTCGTCTGGTGGCGGCGGTGGTGGCAGGCGTGAACGTGCGCCTCGTTCTGGTGGTGGTGGCCATTCACCATCGTCTCGTGCACGTAAGGAGACGAAGACTGCTGCTGAGATCTTCGAGGATTTCCTGTCGAGGTTGAAGTCTGCGCTCGACAAGGCGTTGCAGTCGTGGTGGCGTTCGACGACGGCTCAGGACAATTACCACAAGGGCTTGAACTCGCTTCGTAAGGATGTCGAGAATACGACGAGCAAGATCAAGAATCTTCGTAAGGAGAACGAGAAGCTTGCGTCGGATATGCGTCGGGCTCAGCAGGAGTTGCATGATGCTGAGTTCTTCCATGCTGTCGCTGTGAAGTACGGCGACGAGGAGCGTATGCAGTCTACTCAGACTGATATCGATGAGGCGAAGCAGAAGATTAATGAGTCTCAGACAAAGATTGGTGAGAACAGTCAGGAGATTTCAGTTCTTCAGGCTGGCCAGTTTGCATTGAAGGGGTACACGGAGGCGGCTATTGCTAACCGTGAGGCTTTGCGGTCGCTGCAGTCTCAGATGATTGGCCTGATCGAGGCTTATGCAGCTGCTGGGCATTCGACGCAGGAGATCGAGGCGTATACGCAGTCGTTGAAGCAGCAGTTTATTTCTCAGGTGACTCAGCTGGGCTATAACCAGGGTGAGGTGACCGAGTTGGCTGGTGCGTTCGACAGCCTGACGGGGACGATTGGTCAGGTTCCTCGCGATGTTCGTGAGAACGTGACGGATAACGGGACTGTCGGTGCGACACAGGGTGCTATTGATGGTATTCATGCGGATCCTGTGACTGTTCCGGTGCAGCCGTCGCAGTCTACGATTACTGTTCGGATGAGGGTTGTTCCTGATTTGAGTCAGGTTTTGACTGGTAAGCGTCATTGGGGTAAGGCGGGTCCTTGGGCTGATGGTTATCAGTTCTTTGATGGTGGTCTGATTCCGTCTAGGGGTTTTGCTTCTGGTGGTTTGGTGCCGGGTCGGCCTCCGGCTAATCCGAATGCCGACAATCTGCTGGCTACGAATGGCAACGGGCTGTTTAGTGTGCGCAGTGGCGAGTATGTCATTTCTCAGCCTGCTGTCGATTTCTACGGTAAGGGCTTCATGAATGCCTTGAACACGATGCAGGTGCCGGTAATGTCTGGTGGTGGTTATTCCGCTGGTGCTGGTGATGGCCTTGTTACAATTAATCCAGCACAGTTTAATGAGCTTGTCCGGGCTGTTTCGACGACAGTCATGTTGAATGGTCGGGCTATTAGTAAGAACGTTGACAGCAATAATGTGAGGAGTGGTAATCGTGGCGTTTATTAGGGGTTGTACGACGCGTGAGGTTTATTTCGCAGTCGGGAAGTTCATGTCGTGGTTTCCGGCTCCGGATGAGTCTCCGACAGCGGATAGTGTGCAGTTCGGTAGTGATTCGACAACGCTGCTGAATGGTTTTGCGTCGATTAATGGCTCCGTGTATGGCCATAGGAAGTATGAGTTGAATTGGTCGTACTTGAATCGTGATCAGGCTGAGTTGTTTCGTCGTTTGTTTTTGAATCGTGGGGATGAGTGGGTGTCGTATGCTGATCCTTTCTCGTTCAATAACATGTTGTCGCCTTTGATGGGTTTGCCTTATTTGCATGTTCATGCTGGTACTCCGTTCGCGTATAACGATTGGGGTAAGCAGGCGTTGTTTGTGTCGGATGATGTTGATGAGAAGTCTCAGCATCCTACTGTGGTGTATAAGCCTGATCCTTTTGCTGTTAATAATCAGATGGATCATGTGTTTAATAAGCTGAATGCTCGTCAGGCGTCTTTGGCGTTGAGCAAGATTGGTTCGTACACGGAGCGTGTTGTCGTTCCTGAGGGCTATTATGGGGTGTTTTTTGCGTCGGGCTATGAGGATGGTAAGCAGCCGTTTAGGTGGTCGTTGCAGCGTGTCGATGGTGGGACGCCAGGCACTGTCATTACGAAGTTGAAGAATCAGGTTTTCAGTATGAGTGAGGGCTTGTGGGAGATTACGATGCGTCCTGGCCAGGATGGCCAGTTGTCGTGGTGTGGTCTTCGTATTACACCGTATGATCCTGCTCAGGTTGCGGCTGGCGTGTCGGAGTATGAGTTTTCGTATCCTGCTGGTGGTGGGAACATGAAGGTTGTTCCTGGGTCTGCTCGTCTCGTGACGGTTAATAATGCTCGTGGCCATTTTTCTGCTTCGGTTTCTTTGGAGGAGTGCTACTCGTGGTGATGCGTGTCTTTGGAATCCCTGCTGGCCAGCTCACGAACTGGTCTGTGCAGGAGGATGGTGTGTCGCTGGATCGCGATCAGTCGTCTGGTGGCTTCTCTGAGTACTCGTTGGAGGGTGCTGGTGGTATTGAGCCGGCTCTTGTGGTGAATAAGGATGTAGTGCTTAGCGATTTGCGTTTTGGGCGTACTCATGCTGTCGCACGCGCGCTCTCGACAGGCCCATGGTCGTGGTCTGTGACTTTGAATGATCCTTTTTATCTGCTGGACATTGAGGCGACGATTGAGCCTATGGTCTATACGGAGCTAAAGACCATCATTACGAGGTTCTTTAAGGCTGCTGGTGTCGTGGATGTGCCGAAGATCTATGTGCAGAATTTTCATCCTAGTTCTGTTGCTGGGGGTTTCTTTGCTATTCCTGGTGCTACTTTTGATCATATTTATGATTTTTCTGGTGGTAAAGGCAATCTGTGGTCTGTATTGAAGTCGTGGCTGTCGGCTAATGATCTCCAGATCACGTGGGTGTACGACACGGTTGTGGTGTTTAAGAATCATACGATCCTGACTCGCCTTCAGGGTTACACGTCTGACTATAAGATTTCGTATGAGCAGTCTGAGCCTGTGTCGAGTATTGAGTGCACGTATCGTGAGTCTACTCTTTATGCTCTGTTTAGCGGTGGTAATTCTGAGGCAGCTTATTGGATTGATGGGAAGCCTGTTTTTAACCCCTATTCAAAGAATATGCCGGCACCTACTATTGTGCTGTACCCGAATTATGATCCGAATAAGCCTTATCTGGAGGCTTTGAAGGACCTTGAGGTGCTTTCTGTCGATGCTGGTGAGACGAAGGAGTTTGTTCTTGAGGTTCCTGTTCATGTGAAGAGTATTACTTCACAGCCTGTTTGTGTGATGCCGGCTGATTATCCTAGTGGTGCTCGTTCGGTTTATTTCGCTAAGTCGGGTGCGGCGAATAACCCTAAGGAGTTTGGTAAGAGCTATTACGTTGTTGTTGGTAAGGACAATAAGCCGATTGTCCCTGCGCAATGGAACGCTGAGGGTGGCAGCGTGTTTGTCGAGGTAGGGGATGAGCCGAATCAGATTAAGGTGACTGTGACGGGCATGCTGAATAAGCGGCTTGCGCCGTATCGGTTGGCTGAATCCGATGGTCAGAACGATTACTCGTTCTTGCGTATTTGTGGT